ACCAGCGACTTCTTCAAAAGCGACGCCTGTTCTTGTTGCAATAAACTTCAATGTAATGAAATTAATACTTCTTGCAGGTTTAATAAAGATTTCTGCGAGAAACTCGTTTCTATCTATTACTTCGCCTGTATTATTAGTTTCGTCACAAACAACTAAGAAGTCTGTTATACCCCTTCTGCCTTGCACTTCTCTCAAGAACGGTTCTACAAGATTTCTAAACTGTGCTCTTGTGAACTCATCATTGAACTCAAAGAGTTGAAATTTAGAAGCAGTAGAAATTGCTTTTTCTAGAACAATGAATAATCTTCTTACATTAATTCTATCAAATGCACTTGGTGCTGTAAGACCAGTTTTATCTCCAAATAGAACTGTTCCTTGACCTGGGAATGTTACAACTGGATTTATTCTCTTAGGATATAAAGTATCTCTTTGTGTCTTATCTGGATTAAATGCTAACTTAACTGCACCTCTGATTACACCTCTGTTTAATCCACCAGGTGAGAACCAAGGGTCGTTTGTAATGTCTGTTCTTGCACACAATCCTGCAATATCTCCATTTAATGGTACATATCTATAGACATCTGCATATCTATCATAGGTATATTTGTATCCACTATCGAACACAACATATGATGATGATGCAATTGTTGAATAGAAATCTAATACATTTTTCATTTGAGTATTTGAGTTTGTGATATTTACAATATCTGACCTTTCTGGTGAACAGAAAGCAACACAATCTTTTCTTGATTCTGCAAGAGCAATCATGTTATCTACATGCGTAGCATCACCTTTACCAGCAATGATTAAACTAATATCAACTGTTTCAGCATCTAAGAATTTATCATATGCAGTTTTTGTTTCACCAGTTGTCTTAGCAGTACCATCTGAACCAGCAGATAAACTTTCTAAGGTTGGTGAGTTAACAGCAGTATAGGTTGTGCCTGATGCATTATTACCCCAATTTGAACCTGAAGTGTTATGGTCCATCCAATAGATAAATTGACTTCTATTGTATATTACATCTGGATAATAATTGTTGTCGCCTTGTTCTGTTTTAGCATCTGCCGCCTTTGACAGTTTACTAAATGTTTCTATCACTTGTCCAACAACGCCTGAAACTCCGCCATCTTCGTCTACTATGACAACATGAATTTCGTCATTTGAACCACTTCTGTTAGAAACAAAAGGTGAAGTTCCTGGTGCACCGTCAACTTGGTCATAATATCTCCATCTTCGTCTTACATTAACACCTGTAGCAGGTATTCTTTTAATACCGCCTGATGCTCTTGGATGTTGAACGATAGTAATATCATGTGTTGATATGCCAGTTATTCTGTATTGTTCGCCGTCATCATAATCATTTGTAGCAGCAGTTGTTGAAAATGAAATTACATCTCCTACATTAAGTGTACCACCATCTGTTACTGTAACAGTTGTATCTCCAACTGCAACTGTATCGTTTAATGTGGTGGCACCTTCTTCTTCAAATGCTGTTGCACTTGGACATGTAGATACTAGTAAGTTATTTCCCCATGCTCCGCCTGTTCTAGCAGCGAATGTGCCTACTGCACCTTGACCTGATGCATAATTATTTGTATAGTCGTCTGTGTTTTTTATTAATAGTCCAGTTCCGTCTGCTGTTGCATTTAACAGTCCTGAATTTGTTACTCGCACTACTTTTAGATTGTTTGCATAAGATAAGAAATTAGCAGCGCTAAAAAAGTCTTCAAAGTTAGTAGAGTCTGGTTTGCCGAATGTCTGTACCAAGTTTTGTTCACTTGATATTGTTACAATTTCATCAACAGGTCCTTGTCTGAACTCGCCAGCAAAAGCGCCTATAGATGTAGATACGGCAGGAATAACTCTAGTTAAATCTATTTCCTGTACGAGAACGCCTGGTGATACTTGGAATGCCATAGGATTCTCCTCTATAATTAATTCGTTTTAATTCAAGTTTCGTATTATTCATACGCCCATATTCAAAATTTTTAATAAAACTATTTATAATTTAGACGATTTGCACTACATTCCTTTACGAACAACAGGATTCCATACTGTTCCGTATTCGTCTATAAATGGTTTTTCTTCTTCAGGTTGACCATCATCTATAAACCCAAAAGGTGCCATATCTTGTTCTACTAAATGTGCTTGTTCTTCATAAATCTGTGCTCTAATATTTGAATCTGTCATTTCTTTAAAATATTCTTGATTACTCAACCACCCAAATATAACTAGACACATTATTAAATCATCATTACAACCCTCTTCTGCCATCCAACTATTACCTTTTCTACTGAAGGTTGACATTTCTTCTATAATATTAAAATCATTTACTATAACTTTATCAGATTCTATAAGTGTTTTAAAACCAGAACAACCTAATTTTTTAATTTGTTTAGTCATTCTAACACCAATAGATGTTCCTCTACCACTAAAACCTGCACCTAATATTTGACCTGCTCTACCTCTTTGCGTTGTCATTAACATATTTTCGTATTCTAATTCATATTGCATAGTGTCAGATATTTGTTGACCTAAATCATTTACCTCTACAAGAACATGAGCATTGTTAAATCCTTTACAAGTTTTTTCTATGATACTAGGAAATACAAATGGTTTAATTTCATTGTTCTTATATGTACACACAACTTTATATGGTATTTTAGTAACATCTAGGATAATAAAAGCAGAGTAATCTTTTACCGTGCCTCTTGCAACATCAACTGTACATACATACAGTTTGTCTTTATCGGGTCTTTCAAACATTTGAAGACCTGCTCTAGATTCAATTGCAGGTATATAAGGTGTTGATTTAATTTTACTAGGTGCGATTAATGTATCAACAGAACCTAAAAACTCACACTCAAATTCTGATTGAAACTGTTCTGGTGATGTGTTTCGAATGGTTGCTTCTTTCCATTTTTCATCCCTACCTGGAACTTCTGACCAATGCACTTCTATTGGTACATAATCATTTTGATTATTTTGAGCATCAATCCATAGTTTATAATACATATTCATACCATGTGGCGTAGATACTATAATCATCTTTGTATTTTTACCAGATGATATTGTAGGATAAACAGAACTAAAGAACTGCTCAGCAATATTTGCAGGAACAAATGCAAACTCGTCTAAAAATATAATATTATAAGAACCACCTCTTATCGCACTAGATGAGGTTGCGGCGGCAATAATTGTAGATTTATTTTCTAATTCAATGCTACCTTTATTCCAATTTATAACACCTTGTTGTAACCATTTAGGTAAGTTTTCGTATGCAAGTTGCAATCTACCTAATATATCTCTAGCAGTAGATGATTTATTTGCAAGTATAGCAATGTTTGAGTTTGGATTAAACAATGCGTAATGTAAAAGATATGATATTGTTGTTGTAGATTTACCAGACTGTCTTGGCAATTTACATATAGTAAAACGATTATCGTGAATAGTTTGTACAATATGTTTCTGAAAAGGATACATTTTAAAAGGAACAAGACCTTCATCTAAAGAAACAATTTGAACATATTTTTCCATGAAGTACAAAGGATTTCCTGCACACTTTTGATATTCTTTAATTTGCTCTTTTGTAAACTCTACTTTAGTATTTACTTTTTTTAAGTTTGGATTACCTAAATATGCGTCAGTCAATTATAACTCCTTCAATATGTGTATAACCTAATTTCAATGCAGTAGTTACTCTTCTACTTCCTTTAAACACAACAAAGTCTTTTTGTATATATGGTACACCATTTGCACCCATAGTGCCTGTATGTGTGTCTTTTCTTATCTCTATAGGATTTAGTAATTCTTTGCTTTTAAGTAAATCATCAAGAATTAAATCATGTTTAACATAAGTTAAATCTTTAATCAGAAATATTCTTGACTTCTTTAACTTCTTTTTCGCTTTCAGTATCTTTACCATCTTTTAACATTTTCTGTAATTCAGCAGTTGAACCAACAAATAAGGCATTCTTAATGTTAGTATTTGCATTTTTAGGAACTTCTTTTAAATCTTTTAATTTCTTTTGCAAGTCTTGTAGTTTATCTGTGACTGTTGCAACTTGACCAATTAATTGACCAGCAACTTCATATGCTCTAGGGTGTTGACCTTCTTTTGCAATATCTAAAATACCATCTATTGCCTTTTGCCCTTTTTCTATTAACTCATAGTAATTCTCTCTACTATTTGTGTAGTCATTATCTATATCGTCTTTTTCTTTATCTTCTTTTCTAACAGTAGGTGCTTTAAAATCGTCCGTTTTAACTTCTGTAGTTTCTACACCTAATATATCATTTAAGTTATCTTCTAATTTAGACATCTTCATCTCTCACTTTATCATATCTTTTACCATCTGCAAAATTGCTGATAGTAGTTGTAAATCCAAAATCATCATCTGCATCTGCTGAAGTAGGATTAGGTACTACAACAATTCTTTCTTCTCTAGCAGAGGTTCTATCTGTATCTGTAAATAAATCTGATTGAACTTTTTTAATAACTTTTTGTGTTGTAGCAGGACCATATAGATAAGTTTTAGCAGTAAATGATAATGTGTAAATTACTGCTCTTCTGTTTGTAAATGAACCGTCATAATTATCAGAAAATCCAACATTACCTAATATAATAGGCACATCTCTTTTTAAGTTTAATTCAGGAACAACATTTATTGTTACTGTATAATCAGGTTGAAAGAAAGGTAATATCTGTTCTACTATTTGTAAACCACCCTCAGCAGTTGCAGTAAACACAGATAAATCAAAACCTATGTTATATGGAACAGGTGTATAATTATAATCTAAGACCTTACCACTAATACTACTCTTTACAGATTTGTGTTTTTGAAGTCTAGTTAGTTTTCTACTCGGATCATAATCTAAAGTTTTAATTTCAAACCCCATTCTAGGTAATGTGATTGCAAACTCTCTATCATCTAAACTTGCTTGTTGTTCTAATCGCACTAAAAATTTTTCCTTAGGTGCATATGCAAGAGGTACTTTTATTGATTGTACAACATTACCATCTGAGTCAGTTCTTTGCACAGTAATGTTATTGAATATAGCACCAAATGCAATTGTAACTTTTCTTAATCCTTCGTTATAAAAATATTTTCCGAACATTATAAGTCAACCTCTCCGAATGGATTTCTTTCTGTAAAATCTAAAATATCATCAGCAACACTTGCTGTATCGAAACCTGCTTCTGAATCTAAATCATTATTATCTGCATATTTAGATTGTGTTTGTAAATCATAACTCTCATCAATAAAGTATTGTTTTTTACCATCGGCACTATCATTTTCTAATAATAAATAAGACGCTGTAGAGTCATCTAATGTGCCTTCTTCTAATTCTACTTGAAAGTTTAATTGGTCTAAAGAGTATTGGTCTTCTGCACTATCGATATCTGTAATACCTGTATTCAATTGTTCTGATGAGTATTCCCATCTTGTAACTTTTAATTGATAAACTGGTAATTGACCTAATTGAAAGAAAGGTTCTTGGTCTTCTACGAATTGTATCTCAAAGAAAGAATTCATCAAAGGCACATATATTATATCACCTTCGTTAGGTCTACCTTCAACAATCATAGTATGATAACTATCTACAGCATCTTGCCATCTTCTTTTCGCTAAAGTAAATGTAGTATCTTCTCTAATTTCTAAACCAAATTTGCTTATTAGTTCTTGTTCTCCTGCAAATCCTTCGTTAGATTCCATATACATTTCAATGATATGACTATCATCAAATTTAGATAATGTATCTTCGCCTAAAATTATATCTCGATTAACTAGAGTTCTTGGTAAGTAAAAGACATCAAAACCATAAATTTGTAGACCCTCTATGATTAAATTTTCAAAGAGTTTTTTTTCATTATCATTGCCAATTCCTTGACCACCTTGAAAATAATGATTTACTGCCATAATCTACCCCATTATCATATGTGGTGCTTCTTCATATGTGCTTCTGATTTCTGTTTCCAATTTTTCTATATCTTGTTGTCCTTCTTGCATTATTTGACCACCATTTAATGTCACACCACCCACCATAGTTACACCATTAAATTTTGAAAGGTTGGCACCCCATTGTCTTTTTATTAATGCAGTTACATATCTTTTTAAATAAATGTCATTGTAAATATCTGTATATTCGTTAGGGTCTAATTTTCTATAACACTCTATGACAAGATACTCACCTACCTGTATATCATTTTTCCAATCCATATCAATGTATAGTCTGTTATCCATTTGAGAGTATCTCATAGGTTTTTCACCAACCAGAACATGGTCTAAGAAATCTAAATGTCGTAATACAATGTCATAGTTTACAATTGATGTAGATGAAAAATCATATAGGTCATTTAATCTCATTTGATAACGAACATCAAAAAGATTTAAATTACCCTTATCAGAGAAAGGAAATATATTAACTATAGATATGACACTATCTGGTACTATGAGATAACTTCTATCTTCTTGCCAAGATGTACTTGTTTGAGTACCTTGATTAGCAGTTTCGTTCTCTTCGCCTATAATTCTATTTTTATCTGCTTGTGTGTATTTGTATTTGAGATAGGTTCTTCTAACACCATCATAATGATATTGAGCAAAGTATTGTAATGCTTCATCTATCCTATCATCTACTTGTTGGTCATCAACATTTATTTCAATAACAGGTTTACCTAATGCTCTTAAAGCATATTGTTTAAGTGTTTCTTTAGTCGATGGATTTGCCATTTGTTCCCTCTCAATTAAGAATATTTATAAGGGAAATTATGAACCTGGTGTGAATATAGTTTTAACTACAGTTGAACCGTCAGATGCAAGAATATTAATAGTAACTAATGATTTTAATTGAGCACTACCTATAGCATCATCTGCCATCATCGCTTCTTCTACACTATCATTAGCAATTGTAACTGCACCAGCATTTGTCATAGTTACATCACCAGATAAGGCGGCGGCGGTAAAACCTGTACCATCACCAATTAATATCTGAGTATTTGTAACTGCTTTTGCTGATAAAACACCTGAACTATTTGCATCTCTTACAATAACTGTA